TTACGTCTGTTTTCTAATAAAATTTTTTGGAAAAATTTAAAACCATTTGAAGATGCTTGGCATCAAGTAAATCATTGGTTTAGTTACGGTGTTGATGTGCATATTTTGACTGCTAGGAGATCTCCTGCATCAGTTGATGCGACAATCCCTTGGTTAAACAATTGGAATATAAATACAACAATTCCAAAATTTAGTTTAATGGGTGAAAAACATAAAATTGCTAAAGAAATTAATCCGGTTTATATGGTGGAAGACAATCCAAATGAGGTTATGATATTGCGAGATCACGGAATAAATTGTTTTCTTAGAAAGGCATGGTACAACAAATCACATTGGAATGACATGCCTTGCATTGACACTTTGTATGATTTAAATTTTTAAAATGACAGATTTTGTTCACCTTCACTGCCATTCAGAATATTCATTGCTAGATGGGATGTCCACGCCAGACGATATAGCAAGAATTACAAGCACCAATGGGCAAGTGGCTGCGGCAATTACAGACCATGGCACAATGGGCGGTGTGTTAAAATTTCAAGATTCTTGCATTAAGCATAATGTAAAACCTTTATTTGGTATTGAGGCATACTTCGTGCCATCTGTTGATACAGATGTTCAAGATAGATCTGAAAGATTTCATTTAATTTTACTGGCAAAGAATAACGAAGGTTTGAAAAAATTATTTAAAATAAATCAAACAGCTTGGGGTAGTAATTTTTATTATAAGCCAAGGATTGATTTTGCTTTATTAGAAGAACTTGTTGACGGAGATATTATTTCCCTTTCTGGCTGCATGGGCAGTGCTATATCAAAAGCAATCATGTCGGGTGATAAAGACAGGGCTTCCTATCTTTCAGAGCGTTTTGTAAAAATATTTAAAGATGATTTTTATTATGAGATGCAAGCATGGAACCCAAAGGAATTAAATGACGGGCTTATAGATTTAGCAAGCTCTTTTAACAGACCACTGCTTGCCACAGCAGATTGTCATTTCCCAACTGTTAAGGATAAAGGTTGTGAAGAAATCCTATTGATGCTTTCTCAGTTCCCAAGCCTGTCTGCTTCAGACCAAAGACATGCTAAAGATAATTCTAATTGTTTGCACGACACATCTTTGGACATGGTGGCAAAAATCAATAATATGTATCCTAACAGGCATCTTAGATTTGATTCTATTAATCCATACATTGCTGGTGCTCAAGAGGTGGCTTTGTGGTTTAAAGATGCCGGTTACGACAGATTGGACATTCTGGAAAATACAATGGAAGTTGCAGAAAAATGCAGCGCCAAGATTGAAAAGCGCAAGAATCTTTTGCCAAAGTATATGAAGTCTATAAACTCTGACGATTATTTAACTGAGATTACAAAGTTTAGATTGCAAGAGCTGGGATTGAATGATCAAATTTATGCTGATAGGTTGGATGAAGAGCTTGCTGTTATTAAACAACTCGGCTTTGCCGATTATTTTTTAATTGTTTGGGATTTGGTTAAATGGGCTGATGGCAACAATGTAGGGCGAGGCACTGGTCGTGGGTCTGTCGGGGGAAGCTTGATGGCCTTTTTGTTGGATATCACGCAAGTTGACCCGATTAAATATAATCTTTTGTTTGCGCGTTTTATTAATCCTGAAAGAAACGACTATCCCGATATTGACTTGGACTTTGAAGATAAACGCCGAGATGAAATTAAGAAATATCTTTTTACTCGTTGGGGCGAAAATAATGTTGCCGCAATTTCAATTTATGGCACATTTAAGCCAAAGAGTGCCGTGAAGGATGTAGCGAGAGTCTTGCAAGTTCCGTTTGCTGAAATCAATTCCATCACCCCGTTTTTTGAAACAATTGATGAACTTAAAGCCACAGACAAAGGCAAGGTTTTTATCAATAAATATAAAGATATTATACCGCTTGCTTCAAAGCTGGAAAACAGAATTCGTACCGTTGGAGTTCATGCTGCTGGTATGGTTGTTTCATCCGTGCCACTTACCGAGGTATGCCCTGTTGAATCTCGTAAAGATTCCAAAGGTGGCGAGAGATCAGCCGTTACCGCTTTTGCAATGGAAGACGCTGAGGCTGTCGGGCTTATTAAAATTGACATTTTGGGTCTAAAGACCGTATCTGTCATTAAAGATTGCTTAAACAAGATCCTGGAGCGTACAGGGCTTGATGTAAGGGCTCAATCGTTAGCCCTAAATGACCAAAGAGTGTTTGAAAACTTTACCAACATCAATACCGTTGGTGTATTCCAAACAGATGCTGCTGCATATCGCAATCTTATTGAAAGAATGGGTATTGATAATTTCAACGATCTTGTTGTATCAAACGCATTGGTAAGACCTGGTGCTTTGTTATCTCAAGGTGCAAGGTACATTGATTGCAAGAAAGGTAGGGCGAAACCCAAATACCCAAATGATATTGTTAAGCCCATTTTGGAAGAAACATACGGCGCTGTTATTTTCCAAGAGCAATTGATGCAAATGGCAGTTTTGCTGGCGGATTTTACTTGGTCCGAAGCCGACTCTTTGCGTAAAATTATTGGCAAAAAAAGAGATGTTGCTGGGTTTGATAAATATAAAAATAAGTTTGTTAATAATAAATATCTGACAGTAGCTCAGTCTGAAAAGATTTGGACAGAGTTTGAAATGTCGGCATTGTACATGTTTAATAAATCCCACGCTGTTGCTTATTCACTAATGTCCTATCAGACAATGTGGTTGAAAATTAATTACCCTCTTGAGTTCATATGGGCTTTGCTTTATAACGAATCAGCATCTGACAAAATTACTGCTTACCTGATGGAAGCTCAAAGGTTAGGGTTGAAAATATACGGACCAGACATTAATAAATCTGATGAGTTTTTTTCTATGTCAATTGCTGGGGAGGAAGAGGGGATTCGTTTTGGTTTATCCAATATAGTAAGTTGCGGCGTTAGTGCAATAGAAGAAATTAAATCTAAAAGACCTTTTAATTCATTTGAAGAATTTACAAACAAATGCTCCAAGTCTGCTGTTAAAGCTCCTTTGAGAGAAAACTTGGACAAAGTTGGCGCTTTTAAATCAATTGGGCATGTTTCTCAATTTGACCATGAAAAGTATTATCTACCAATTCTAGGATTCCCGATTGAGTCCAGTCAACATAAAACAATTATTGATGAATTTGTAGAAAACGCTAATGATTTTCACGAAACAATGTCAAATCTTACTCTTATAAAAGCGGTTGTTAGGTCTACCAAGAAAGCTACAAATTATTTAAGAGTTGAATTTGAAGATCACTCCGGCTCTTGTACGGTTTTTGGTGAAAGAAATACCGAGCTGGCTCAGCGAGATTACGTTTACGCATTAATTGGAGATAGAACCCTCCATGCATATTGTGATGTTTATAACGCAGAAGATTCAAATCTATTTAAAATTATGATGCTAAAGAAAAATGGCATTGAGCATGAACATAAATGGCTTTATGATAACGGGATTGGTTTTGTAAATGATGAAAAAACTCTCGCATACATCTTTAATATACGAAATTTTATTACATCGTCTGGAAAAGAAATGGCAAGCGTTTATTGCTGGGATGGTAGGCAATTTTTTAAGATTGTAATATTCTCTACGGTGTACCAGAAAGTAAAAAATATGTTAAAAGAACATAATTGGTATGCAATTCGTTTATCTAAAATTGAAGACAAAAACACACTGAATAGGTTAGATTCTTTCAAGCTTGAGTCAGCAGATAAGATTATTTTAGTAGATGATTATATCAAAAGAAAAAAATTGGTTAAAATAAATGATTAAATGGGTTGATAACACAATTGTTGGTTATACAGATGGATATAGCCAAGTATCTGATAGTTTTTGGGATTTTTTTAAAGACAGTGATCTTCCGATTGAAAGATTGTTGCCGTATAGAGACAAGTCAACAGAGATAATTCAAAATAATGAAATAGGCATTGGCTTCACAAGAATTGTTTCTAGTAACCAAGATGGTATTGTTATTAATCATTGTTTGCCAACCGAGTTTGTTAATTTTAAAAAATATTCTGTTGGCATGACTTATTGGGAAACAAACCTTATACCAATTGATTGGGTTGATCATTGCAATAGAATGGATGAAATTTGGACAACATCTAGGGCGATGAGGAATGTTTTTATGAACTCAGGCGTTACTAAGCCTGTTTATAATTTTCAATTAGGTGTTGACCCAAAAATATATTTTCCTAAAAAACAATATACAAAAGGTTCATTTAAATTTTTATCAATTGGATCTCCGTCAACTCGTAAAAATTCTCAAATGGCTGTTGATGCGTTTTTAAAAGTTTTTGGGAACGATAATAATTATGAACTTATTTATAAATCAAATGGGCCGCAGGATGCAAGGATCTATAAAAATGGTATTATGTATCCCCTTGAGCACCCAAGAATTACAGTGATTAATCATCAAGTAACAAACGAAGATCTTGGTGCTATATATGATAGCGCAAATTGTTTGCTATATCCGACAAGTGGTGAGGGTTGGGGGTTAATCCCGTTTCAAGCAATTGCCAAAGGAATTCCTACCATTTGCACAAATGCCCTCGCTACTTCTGAATTTGCAGACATGTCCATCCCTCTTAATTTCAAATGGGGAACTAAAAATATGACTGGCATATATGAAAATGCTGGGGAGTGGGCAGAGCCAGATTTTGATGATCTATGTGATAAGATGTTGTATGTAGCTAATAATTATGCCGAAGTGTGTGATAAAACATACAAGAGTGCCGAGTTTATTAATCAAAATATGACTTGGGAATATGTTTCCAAAAAATATATAGATAGAATTAAATTAATTTTGGATCAAACAAAATGAAGTTAACTGTATACATTCCGACATACAGGAGAGAATCACTTGATGCTTGCTTAAGCAGTATTGCATCTCAACATAATGACCGTGTTGAGATTATCGTTTCTGACAATGACCAAGACGGATTTGCGGGGAATATAGTTTATAAATATAAAGATTATGTATCTGAGTATTCAATTAGAAAACAAAATATTGGTTGTGATGGAAACTGTTTATATGGGATGACAGCTGGTGACGGAGAATATGTGTGGGTCGTTGGAGATGACGATATTATCTTGCCAGGGGCTGTGGATACTATTTTATCAATGCTTGATGGGACAGACCGCATAATGCAATTTGCACCGTATTCTGGTGAAGTAATACCTAGTTTTTCTGGTACAATGTCTGAGTTGATAAATACACTTGATGACAAATCATTTTTAATTGCTGCAACATTGGCAAGTATGAATGTGTGGAGAAGGGGTGCTATGGACTTTAGGACAGGGGTGAAGCACTTGGATTCCAGGAATGTGTTGGCTTGGGCTGGCCTTAACTGCAAGACAGTCAGCATTCCTAGTGCTCCAACGGTTTTGGTCAATGACACTAATGAGTTTGAATTTAAAGATCTTGATAAGGTTATGTTTGAATACTCAGATGCATTAGCTGATGCTAACGGTGTTGAGAGATTTACTTTTCATAATGCTAACAAATGGAATTTTGTCAGCGCCTCGTTGGATGCAAAATGATTATTTCCACAGGCGGTACATTTGATTTGTTTCATTCTGGTCATTTCACTGGAGGTAAGATGATTGTATATACAGGTGGTACATTTGATTTATTTCATTCTGGTCATTCAAGATTGCTGGAGAGGTGCAAAAAGGCAGTTGGCGATAATGGATATTTAGTCGTTTCTGTTAACACAGATGAGTTTTGCTCTCAATACAAAGAGCCCCCAATTTGCAGCCTAGCTGAAAGAATGGAAGTTGTTTCTTCTTGCAAATGGGTGGACAAAGTAATTGTAAATTCGGGCGGTGCTGACTCTAAGCCTGCTATCATAGAGGCTAAAGCTAATCTTGTAATTGTTGGTTCTGACTGGCAAAGTAAAGATTATTATAAACAAATGGGATTCACCCAAGAATGGCTTGACGAACGCAATATCGGGGTGATGTTTATCCCTTACACAGAAAATATCTCAACAACAATTATTAAATCAAGAATACTAAATAGAACGTTTCAATAAAGGAGGAATGTGTTAATAGTAGATAAACGAAAAGGCGATACAATGCCTATTCACGAAGTTATTCCAACCCCGAGTGTTGGTTTAAACAGAGCCTTGAATGGTGGTTTAAATTCTGGGGCAACCCATTTATTCTGGGGCACTCCGTCTGTTGGTAAAACAACAATGTGTTTTAGAATTATCGCAGAGGCCCAAAAGATGGGGTATCGCCCAGTAATTGTGGATTCTGAATCATCTTATAATGATGAATACGCAAAGAAGTGCGGTATTGATATTGAAGATGTTGTCATTGTTCAATCAACTGTTGTTGAGGACATTATGAAAAATATTATTGGATATCTAAGTGATGATAAAGAAAAACATATTTTCTTGTTTGACTCGTTGTCTAATATTGTTAAAGAAGAATTTTACGATAAGCCGGAAAGTGGTAAAGCAATGGGCTTGTCGGCTAGGTCGCAAGGTTATTTTTTGCAGAAGTTAGTAAATTATTTACACAAAGAACGAAACATCATGCTGTTCGTTGCTCACCAAACTGTTGATCTTAGTGGTATGTATGCAATAACTAAAGCCAAGATGGGTAATACAGTCCACCATAACATGTCTAATATTGTTAAATTGTTTTTGTCTATGTCTAAAGGCGAAATGGAACGAGAAGAAAATAACATGATTACAAGCCAAAAAGCAACTTGGACAGTTGAAAAAACAAAACAATGCCCGACAATCGGCAGCACAGGTTACTACTATGTCTTGCCTCAGCAAGGTCAGATTGATACAAAGAGAGAGTTGATTGATATTGCTATTGATATGGATATTATTCAGCGCAAAGGCGCTTGGTATACCTACAAAGAAAGTAAATGGAATGGTTTGTCAAGCATTGATCTTTCCAATAAAGAAGTTGTGGAGCTGGAAAAAGCAATCAAAGGATGATATTTTCAATTCACACTGATCAGCATATTAAAGATGCAAATAATATATTTGGCTATAGCTATGGATATAACAACATTATAAAGCATTTTAATCGGTTTACTTATTATGGTAAGCAAATGCAGGTTGTTGAAAATGACCCATCAGCACAGATTCAAATGTTTTATATGGAACCAGAATGGCATCATCCTACATCTGGTCAAGATTTTCGCCAGCCTGGTTTTAAAAAACATCACGATCATCAATATAAGATTAATGGTACTTACTTAGAAGCTACTAAGGCTTGGGATTGGTGGATTCCTACCATGAAAACATTTGATGAAATCTGGGTGGGGAATCAATTTTCTGCTGACGCTGTTGCTAATTCTGGTGTTGACACTCCTACATTTGTTTTTGAACTTGGTGTTGACGATATGTGGAAACCGTTCAAGCGTGGTGGCCGGGGCAAGATTCGTTTTTTGCATGTTGATTCAGATAGTCCTCGCAAAAGAGCAGACCTTGTTGAGAAAGCATTTACTACTCTATTTAAAGATAGAAGCGATATTACTCTTACGTTGAAATATCACGGGGATGATGGATTCAGTGTTATGGATTTATTTAAGGAAGATAAGTTTTCTAATATTATAAAAATATACAAAACATTAAGCCAATCAGATATGGTGAAGTTGTATCATGATCATGATATCTTAATCTACCCTACGGAGGGTGAAGGGTTCGGGTTGATACCTCTACAAGCTTTGGCTACGGGTATGCCAACGATATCAACAAGTCGGTGGTGTTCGTATGAGAAATATCTTGGTAATAATATTATTGAATCTACTCTTGGTAAAACACAGCATTCCGGTTATCACACTGGAGAAGTAATTATCCCAAGCTTTGAGTCAACAGTTGAGTTGATGAAAAAAGCGGTTGATGATTTTGATTCCCAGTGTGATTATTATTATAAGCAAGCCCCTAAAGTTATTAAAGAATACAACTGGCAATCGCAGTGTGATAAGGTGCTTAAATCTTTAATTAAACGTAAAGGTTTAAAAATTTTTGACCCAATCGGAGAGCGGAAATGAAAAGAACCGAAAAAGAAGAAATAAAAAAAGATAAAGCTAAGGCTGTCAAAAATTCTGGTCGTGGACTTAAGAAAGGTGATGCTTCTTTAAATAAGTTTTTAGTTGATTATAAACATAACGGGAAAAGTTTTACTTTAAATCTAAAAAATTGGAAGAAGATGAGAAAAGATGCTTGGAATTCTAATTATAAATATCCATGCATTTCTGTTGTATTAGGAGAGGATTCCGAGTCTAAAGTTGCTATCATAGATTGGGATGTCTTTAGAGAATTAGTAGAAGGAACAGACTATGAGTAATACATTTGGTTCACTTTTTGCAGGTGTTGGCGGTTTTGATTTAGGCATGGAGGGTGCCGGTTGGAATTGCGAATGGCAAGTGGAGTGGGATAAGCATTGTCAATCAGTATTACGAAAGCATTGGCCAACTGTCCCTAAATATTTTGATATTAGAGATGTTGATGGTTCTAAATTAACCCCAGTTGACTGTATTGTTTTTGGCAGCCCATGCCAAGATTTATCAGTAGCAGGCAAGGGTGGAGGTTTAGAAGGTTCAAGATCAGGGTTATTTCACGAAGCAATTAGAGTTATAAAGGAGATGAGAGATGCAACTAGAAATGAATTTCCAAAGTGGACAATCTGGGAAAATGTCCCAGGAGCCCTCAGTAGTAATAAAGGAAATGACTTCGCAAAAGTCATTGACGAAATGGCAAACATCGGGGCATTGGCGATTGAATGGCACATCCTGGATGCACAATGGTTTGGGCTCGCCCAACGCAGAAAAAGAATCTTCTTGCTTGCTTGCTACGATCCTGGAACCGTTGCAAGATGTCCCGAGCAAATATTACCTGTCCCCAAAGACAGCAAAGGGCATTTTAAACAGAGCGGAAAGAAAGGGAAACAGATTGCCAGAAAGACTGAGGCAGGCTCTAGTCAATCTAGCCTTGAAAGTGAAAGGGGAGTAACTGTATTTCAACCCGGCACGATGGTTCGTCAGGGTGCAGGTGTTTCTCAAGACATTGTTCCAACACTGAGAGCAGAGCATCATAATGGCGATAATTTTCCGCACATTGCTTATAAAAATCCAATTATTGTTGATGGCACAAGAGTTGATGACATTCGTATTTACGAAGATCAAATTGTTCCAACATTAAAACACAGAATGGGGACTGGTGGCGGTCAAGTTCCGCTTGTTGGGTTGGAGCAATCAATTGCTGCAATCCCGATACAGGGAACTATTATTGGTCGTTCAGACACTTCTGGTCCACAAGGCAAGGGTTTTGGTGATGAAAATGACCCGTCATACACTCTTGATACAATTTCTCAACATGGAGTGATGACCCCAGAGCTGGTGTTGAGAAAATTAACTCCGCTAGAGTGCGAAAGGCTTATGGGTTTTCCAGATAATCATACTAAATATGATGATGAAGGAAAAATTATTGCCGACACAAATAGATATAAAATGTGTGGAAATGCCGTTGCATCACCAGTTGCTAAATGGATTGGAGAAATAATTAAAAATGTTTAAAGGAAAATATCGGTTTTTTTGTGATAAACTATCTCATTGGAGAGCTTTTGGTGTTAGTTACAACTGGGATGATGGATATTATTTTGGTATTTATATTTATAAATATATTGTTGGAATCCAAAAACCATATATTAAACAAGCAGTTGTCAAAACAGAAGATTTAAGAAAGGATTTGTAATGGCGGATATTATTGTAAACACAGAAGTTCTTGCTACCCATATGGGGGATAAAGCTGAAGAATTTATTGAATGCATGCGTATAATTCAAGATATTATTGAAAACCCTGACCATTATATAGGGATGCAAGCGGTTAAGTATGCTAACATATTAGCGGCATATAGAACTTTAATGATTGTAAAATCTCAAAGTTTTAAAAGAAAATCTGCAATTATGGAAGATCAAGACAAATTTGTTAACGATATATGGAAAACAATGTATGAAGCGTTAACTGAAAACATTAATGCTTTAAAACTAGCAGCAAAGGGCGGAATGCAATGAAATCTTTAAAAAAATTAAAACAACCAGTTAAACCAGTTGTTGTAGTGGAAGAATTAACAATTAATGAATTAGAAAATAGTTTAAATAAATCAATTGATGATGCTTTAGTGAAAAGAAATAAACCAGAGTTTAAAAAAGTAAAAGGTTTTCACCCGAGTTACACGAATCAATGCTCTCGTTATTGGTACTATATGTTTGAAGGGGTATCAATTACTCCAGATTTTAAAGCGCAAACGCTTAGAATTTTTGATAATGGTCATGCTGTCCATGATAGATTATATGGCTATTTTAAAGAAATGGGGGTATTGGTTGCTGAGGAAATACCGGTGAGTTATTCATCCCCGCCAATTGAGGGGACTGCTGACGGAATTATCAATTGGCATGGAGAAAAACTAATTGAGTTAAAATCAATAAGTTCAGAAGGATTTCACTACAGGAAGCTTTATAATAAACCAAAAGATGAACACTATCGTCAGGCTCAAATATATATGGAATGTCTTAACCTAGACAGCGGTTTTGTAATTTATGAATGTAAAAATAATCAAGAAATTTTGCCAATTTATATAGAAAAAGATCAACCTTTTATAGACAAATTGTTTAAAAAATATAGAGAGATTTATGGGAACTACATAAACGGTAGTATCCCTGACAGACCTTACAAGAGAACCTCTAAACATTGTTCTGATTGTAATTTGTCTGCTTTGTGTTGGGGAGAAGGTGTTGAAGAATGATAAACAAGAAAAGCAAGTATGCAAAAATTTAGATTGCGGTAAAAAATTTACTCCAAGATCCTACAACAGCATATATTGCTGCGCTGAGTGCCGAAAAATCGTAACTAATAAAAAATTATTAGAAAATTACTACGAAAAAAAACGCAATAAAAATAAAAAAAGAATTTGCAAAACAAAAACTTGTACTACAGTGTTGTCTAAATATAATAAAGAAGATATATGTGAAAATTGCAAAAGAGAAAGGTATGTAAAAAGACTAGTCGGGTGGGGTTGGGATGAAAAAAAAGTTAGAGATGGAATGGAATGAATCTAAAAAATATCATCAATAACGATAAAATTATTTTATCAATAGATCCATCCTCTCATTCTCTTGGCTGGGCCGTAATTGAGTTTAATAAAAATCCTAATTTGGTTGACTGCGGTAAAATTAAATTTACAAAAACAAATGACATTGCTGTAAAATTTAATGAAATTAATAGCGGTATTAAAAAAATTTGTAAACAATATAACCCTACAATATGTATTATTGAACAATCAGTTTATATTCAAAATTTTCAAACAAGTAGAATTATTTCTTATATAATTGGATATACCTGGGGTATTGTTCAAACATATTGTTTTAAAGTTACAGATATTAATCCGATGATTTGGAAAAGAGGTATAGGATATAAAAATATTTCTAAATCAGATAAATCTATATTTGACACTGAATCTAAAAAAAAGAAAGAAAGAAAAAATCGCGTTAGAGATATTATTATTAAATATTTTAAAATTTCTGAAGATAATTTAAAAGATGACGATATTGTTGATGCAATCGGTATTGGATTGTGGTATTATTTGATGGCAAAAGAACATGTCTCTTGAACCTTACAAAGATAAAAGTTGGCTTTACGAACATTATGTTAAAAAGCGCATGAATTTGACTGATATAGTGAAGTTACTTAAGCAAACTTATAATATAGAAATTACCCCACAGGGTCTTTACAATTGGTGCAGTAAATACGATTTGCTTAAATTTAGAGGTAAGGGAAGAAATTTATCTTCAACATCTAAAAAACCAAAATCCCCGATGCAACGGAAAGCTGAGCAAATGAAAAGAGATAGACGGAAAATGATGCAGATGAAAAAGAAAGGCATGGGGTTGTAAATGCAAAGGCAAGTGTCTCCCGGTGATTTAGCAATTTTTGCTGAACTTGATATGGTTTATAATAATGCAAGGATTATAGAAGCAAGCCAGAATAAAACAAAATACAAATGCCTGGGGTCTGGGCATTGCTGCACAATTGGTTTAACAATACATATGACCGAATGTGCCAGTATAGCCTACAATATTACGCAGCAATTTTATTTATACTTAGAAGACAAGGGTAAAGAATATGCTGACGAGTGGTTTAAATCAGTTGTTGATTCCTTAAAAGAGGCAATGAATGACCCAACTTGGGAATTTGGCGGTAAAACAGAAAGAAAGTGTGCATTCTATAAAAATGGATGCACGATCTATAAATACAGACCCCTTGTTTGCAGAAGCTACGGAGCTTTTGTTGGTGTAGATGATGTTTGTCCAAGAGAAAGAAACATTTATGGCAATGTTGATTTTTTCTCTGGTGAACCGGTCAGGAAAATGGTTGAAAATTTTCAATCAATTTTAAATAAATATTCTAAAAATAAAGACTCTAATTACGATGTAGTTGTTTATATGCCATTAGGGGTCCTTAGTTATCTTCTATCCAAAGAGGAATTGGAAGAATTGGCTGAAAACACTGATGACAGAATGTGGAAGGCAGTTGAGGGGTGGTTTAATTATCGTGTTGAGTATACAAAAGTTCATGGTCTGCCTCTGCCAAGGTTGAGAGATGCTGCTGAATCTGCTGGTAAAAAAATAGCATTTTCAGTTGATGAATAGTGCCTTAATCAACAAAACTGTAGTTTGTGTGATAAGATATAACCAAGGATGTTAATTTTTAAATGTCAGACATAGAGCATGTAAAGCAAAAAAGCTTGATAAATAAAATTCAAGATGTAGAAAAAGTTGGAGTTTTGCATGTAAAAGGTTATTCAATGAGGGAGATTGCTTCTTTGATGGGCTTGTCAATTAACGAAGTAAAAGATTATATAGAAGAATATAAATTAATTTTAAATCAAATGATTGATGAAGATCCATTTTTTTTAGAAAAAGTTCAATTTAATACAATAAAAGCTTTAACTGAATTTGATGAACTAAGCAAGGAAGCTTGGGAAACAATAAATATTGCTACAGACAATGGCATGGTAGCTGCCCGTATTCAGGCAATTAAGCTGGCTGGAGAATTGGCAACTAAGAAAGCTCAGCTACACAAGCTGATGGGCGGAAACCAAACTGATGGCGAATATATTGCCAGAATGCAAAAAGCAGAAAATGTTAATCAAATTTTATCAAAAATATTGAGAGATGTTATATCAAAACATCCTGCTATTGCTGAAGAAGTGAGGAAGGAATTGGAAATCGCTTTTGAAATTATGACAGGAAAGCACATGGATGTTGTCCAAGAAGGATCATAATTTGAGAACCCTATTTTTGACATTTAGGGCTAAAATTGATCATAATTTGAGAACCCTATTTTTGGCATTTAGGCTGGATTTTGGCCATAATTTGAGACCGTTGTTTTGCAATGACGAAAGAGGTTTAGATAATGTCTGATTTTCTTGGTGTTAACTTGGAATTTAATGATTTTGATAGATTGCTTAGACAAGATGAACTTATGGAGAATCCTGTAGATATTACTACTTTTGTTCAAGATAAACATTTTTTAGGACTACCTCCTTTATCAGATATACAACTTGAGATAGTCAAGCATAGCACCCAGATTTTGAAAAAAACAACCTTACAAAAAATTTATGGTGAAAAAGAAGGTTCTGATTATTATGATAAATATACCGACAATGAAGTTATTTGTATGCTTGGCAAAGGGTCCGGTAAAGATCATTGTGCTCGCATATCAATGGCATATACTGTTTATTTACTACATTGTTTAAGAGACCCCCTTGGTTATTTTGGTAAAGCTCATGGTGTTTATATAGACCTTTTGAATCTAGCAGTAAATGCGCAGCAAGCTCAAAGAGTATTTTTTGAACCTTTAAAAAATTTATTGCTATCATCTCCATATTTTAATAATGTTGGATTTGAACCTAGAGTATCAGAAATATTTTTCTTTTCGCGGCCGGTAAGATTGTTTTCAGGCCACTCTGAAAGTGAAGGTTGGGAAGGGTATGAAGTATTAACGGTAATATTAGATGAAATATCGGCATTTAAAACAGATAGTGAATTAAAAGGTGATTTAAGATCAAAGGGCTCTGCATCTGCAATTTATAATATGAGTAAACTATCAGTTATGTCTCGGTTTCCAGAAATGGGTAAAGTTATATTGCTATCCTTTCCCAGGTATAAAGGTGATTTTATTCAACAAAGATATTTTAATTCTAGAGAAAAAAAAGAACCTAAAACTTGGTCAATAAAAGCCGCAACTTGGGAAGTTAATCCTACAATTAAAAGAGAACAATTAGAATCAGAATATATTAGAAACCCAATTGAAGCTGCGTCTAGGTTTGAATGTGAACCACCAACTATGGAAGATGCTTATTTTAGAGATGAAGATAAAGTAAGAAAAGCTTTTATGTATGCAGATGATCCAATTGATGAAGAGGGTAGATTCCATAAATGGTTTAACAGTACAGATGGGCATAGGCGTTTTATTCATATAGATTTAGGTTTTAAAAGAGATAGAACTGCATTGTGCATGTCTCATTGCTCTGGTTTTAAAGAAATTACTACATCAATTGGAGTAGAAACTCTCCCAATAATTAATGTTGATTTAGTGCATTCTTGGAAAGCAGCACCCGGAGAAGAAATTAATTTTGCTTCAGTAAGGCAGCTAATTGTTGACCTTTGTAAAAAATTTGATGTTGCTAAAGTTACATTTGACAGATGGCAATCAATAGAAATGATTCAAAGCTTGAGGGCTCAAGGAATAAATGCTGATTTTCATTCAGTAAAAAAAACTGATTATGATACATTAATGACATCAATATACGATACTCGTTTGAGAGGTTATTGGAACTCAATATTGGTGGAAGATGAATTGTTAAAATTAAGATTGTTTTCAAACAATAAAATTGATCACCCAAGTTCTGGTTCTAAAGATTTAGCTGATGCCCTAGCTGGCTCTGTATTTAATGCTATAGAAAATATGGCAATAGAAACAGAAGTTGAAATTGAAATTTTAGGCAATGATTCTAATATAGATTATGAAATGGATGAATTTAAATCAGTAAACAAATATGATCATAATTTGAGAGAATTTGTGCCCGGATTCTCAGAAACAAAGATACAATCAGAAGAGGAGGGATTATGGATGCAGAATTTGTAAAAGATACAAATTTAATTGATGCCAATGTTATAATAAGAAAACTGTCGGAAAAGATAACTGATCTTACTATTCAAAATGCAATATTGTCGGCTCAATTAGAGAAGGCTTTGTTATCTCCTTTAAAAAATTAAAAAATTTTTTATTAAAAGTGTAGTGGATAGTTAATCATGCTGTTAAGATTCTAGTCAAGCCTAAATGGCTAAATAACAAAACCAACTATAGGAGAAGAAAATGCAAATTAAAGAAGCCAATAATTTCCCAGTAATTTCTCGTTCAGGCCGGACATCTGAAGAGTTAAGAAACATTATTGAAACATTGCTCTTGTCAAGCAAAAATGGTAAACCCTATTCAATCAGCAATATTGAATTTGGTAACAAATATAATTCAATGCAGCAGAGAATTAGGGCTCAAGCTAAAAAGCTCAATTTGAATGTGCAAATTCACTTTGACAAAAACAATTCAACTTTGTATTTTAGGGTATTATCCGAAAATGCAACAGAAATTGAGAACGCAAAAAAAGCGAATAAAAATGCTTCTCAATCTAAAGAAGTTAAGAAAATTAAAACTATTGTTAAAAAATAATTTTTATAATTACAAAATAAAAGTGGGCTGGGGCAACTCAGCCCACTTTTTATAGTATACTGTTTTTTATGACAATTAATCAAAAACCATTATCAATAGAAATAAATCAAGAACAAATGAAAAAATGGAATGTTCTATTTGCTATACCCTGTTATGATCGGCAAATAAGCGAGCCAACTATGATGTCGCTTATTAAAACAGTTATGTATTTTAGAGATCATGGAATTAAGTTTGCTGTTGCTACTATTACTGATTCTTTAATTAACAGAGCAAGAAATAATATGGCTGCAAAATTTCTTGCACAAAATCAGTTAACTCATATGATGTTTATTGATGCAGATATTGCTTTTCAACCAGAAGATATTATTAAATTGTTATGGCATGATCAAGAAATTATTACTGCTGCTTATCCAATTAAATCAATTAATTGGGAGGCAGTAAAAGAAAATGTTAATAACGGTATTGAGCCTGAAAAATTGCTTGAAAATAGCGTTAGATTTGTAGTGAATCCAATAAGAAAAAAAGAAGATAATAAATTGAGCATTATTAATGGCGCTTTAGAAATCTTTGATGCCGGAACTGGATTTATGCTTATTAAAAGAGAAGCTTTTGCGAAGCTTATAGAAAAATATCCTCACTTAAAATATAACGATGACACCGGTTCATTGAATGAAGAAGAAAGAAAATTGACATACGCATTTTTTAATTCTTATATTGACCCTCATCTAAATAGATTTTTATCTGAAGATTATGGGTTCTGTAGATACTGGCAAGATATTGGTGGAAAAGTTTGGGTTGATCCAACAATTAAACTATCTCATCTTGGTAGAATAGAGTTTGAAGGTACTATGATTACTTACTTAGAAAAAGTAGCAACATTCAATGATCTTTCCAAAACTGAATAGGAAATTGGAAATTTCTACAATATCTTATGTTGCCGCAAAATATATACTCAATTTTGTATAAAAAAACATTAATATACGGGTAGTTCCTATATTGTTTAATTTAGTATAACTTCAAAACGTCTTTCAAAAATATACTAAACTTTTTACTATATTAAGTTCATAACTGTTG